CCAAATGCCATTTCACTAATCCAACCTTGTTGACTGTTACTAATGCTTTGTGCAAGAGCAAGTGAGAAATTTTCATAGTGGATAGCATTGCGCTTGTTTACAAAAACTTCTCCACTATTAGGGTCAAATATTTTAATATGACCACTTACTACAATTCCACCTGTTTCATTAGGACGACTCATCTTTTCACTTCCGTTTTCATTGTTGTTAGTATTTATTGGTTTAATTATCTCTGGTTTTTTCATTACTGTGCCCTAATAAATTGCGCATAATTAGTATTACTTGTTTGTAAACTTTGACCTAATGTAGTAAACAATGTGCCTTTACGAATAGCCGTATTAGCAGCTACATAAACATTGTTAGTTCCATTAGATATATATGTGGCAACTGGTGTTATTGTATAAGTTTCTCTACTGCCTGGTATTTCTAATGAACTACTGCCATCGCTAACAAGAGTTCCTGATTGTTGTAGAGCAGGAGTTCCTGTTCCGCTTACACCACGGCGCAACTGACCTAAACGATTGTTTGCTAAATCAATAACACCGTATGCAACACGTTCACCGTTAATAAACACGATACCAGCATTATTTGTATTCAACTGTGGACTTTGTAGAACACTTGCATCTTCTACATAAATCCAGTCATCAGTAGGTGATACATTAGCAGCCAACACAGTTTGATTACGATGGACGCCATAATAACGAGTATTATCACGCATATCCTTGAATATACGGAATTGTACAGGATATTCACGAACAGGCTGACCAAATATTCTAACAGTGATAATGCTGTTAGCACTAAGGCTAATAGTATTACTGATTAACAATGTTGTTGGTGTTGCAAGAATAAAATCACGATATGGTAACAATACTTGACCACCAGTCGTGCCATATTGCTTTAATGTAACATAAATTTCATTAATGTTTGTTACAGAATTTGGCAATGTATAATAAACTGCACCGATAAAGCTGCTTAATTCGTTATCAAGACCGCTTGTATCAAAACCATTACTATCCAAGCCATTATCAATAACACTTATATTGCTTGTGCTACCACTGAACAATTTAGTATACTGATTATTTGAGTTGTGATTGCCTTGTGTAAGCACAGTAAGTGTGCTATTTGGAGCAATTTGAACTGAAGGACGAATTGTAAGTTGTGTTCCATTGTAGATTTTAAAATCACTCTGGCTACTATCACTTATAACAATATTACTTCCAGAAAGAGGCGCAACCGCAAACGTTATAACTGGCATTGCCATGTTTGTTGGATCGTGATAAATGGTATAATCAATATTTCTAACCATAACATTTCCATTGACCACAACAATAGTTTCAGCATCTGTTATATTTGCAATTGTTTCTACCCAAGTATTAGTCATACTAAAGCTAGTTGTAACACCATCTCCAATATAATAGCTTTGTTGTGGTGGCAACAGATCACTGCCATTTAGTCGAACAATTGCATAACTGCTAATTGGTTCATTGTAAATTTCTGGATTTGCAAGATTAAAGTTGTAACCAGTTGGGTAACTTGCAACTGGAATAGAGAATGATTGTTCATACCATTCACTATAAGCACGAGTTCCAACAGCAACATTGAACAAGTGAATTTGAACAAATGAATTTGCTGCAGGAGCAACAGTAAATCTTACAGCTAAAACAGTGTTGCCGTTTTCTAACTTATTGACCAAACTCCAGTTAGTAACAGCACTTCCATTAACTTTAACATATGCTTGTCCAACAGTTGATGTTGTAAAGTCAGGTATATCAAAGTCAGTTTGAACACCATCTGCATAAAAATCTTGGTCATATAACGGATTAACACCATTGGCACCAATCATCATAATATAAAGATAAGCACCACTTTGTGGAACATAGTTAATAGTGATTGTTTTTGCTTGATAATTTACAGTGTAATTTACATTTTCAGCCAGTGGACCAATTGTTGAGTCAACGATATAGAATTTTTCAATTCCACCGATTGGATACTCAACGCCTGTTTTATTTGGGTCAAAGCTAAATGTTTGAGAAACAGTATAATTTACAGCAATTATCTTAATATCTGGACCGCCGTTAGTGATTGGTTGTGTAACAACACGAATATCTAACGTGTCAAGAACTTGACCAGGCACAAACTCTTCTGGCGCATGGCTACTGTATACATCATAGAAGGCACCGCCAACAATATTAATATCTTGTGGACGAAGACCTAATCCAGTATCAGTGAAGAAACTTTGAATATAAGTGTCTTCGGCTTGTGGACCATATGTATCAGCAACGTTTTCTGCGTTAAATGTTTCGTAATCATATGCAATGTAATCATAGTTGTTTACATCGTAGCCAGGAATTTGATTAAAATCTGGTCCAATAACCTGATTAGCATCATATTTGATTCCTGTCATTACTTGTGCAAGATCACGACCAGCCATGCCACTTAATGGGCTATAATATGCCCAAACACGGTCACATGCATTATCAAGCCATAAACCATTATAAGAAGTTAAATTAGTAGTATCAAATGTCAAGGAACTGGTAAACGTAACAGTTGCTACATAGCTTATGTTTTGATAGATTACAATATCATTCACTGAATACTCGGTAAGTGGATACCAAACTTTTACAACAAGTGTGACAAACTTAGTTGCATCAAATGTGGTTCCGCTAGTGTGAGCAGTAGTTACACGATATGGTTGAGCATTATAAACTACTACAGTGTTTACTGTATACGCAGTATTTGCCGCCCAATCTTTTACATTATTAAAGTATGTATAACGATCATATTTGATATATGTGTTAAAGTTACGAACTAAACCACCACCTATAATAGCAATAGCAGATGCTCCCGTGCCAACACCATGAATGAGCACGTTTGCATATGTATAGCCAACACCTGCATTAGTAATTGTTATAGTATATACTGTTCCATTTACAATGTAAGCAGTTGCTTCTGCACCAGTTCCATCGCCAACGATAGTGACAGTAGTTGTTCCATCATATCCTGTGCCGCCATGTACCATGTCAATACGTTCTACACTATAGGTATGATTCTGTATCCAAGGTTGATAGACAGCTTGTTCAGTGAGTGCAGTTGTATCAAGACTGTTGCCAAGTTGTGGACTGCGATATTTGCTAATAGTGCTATTTTTATATGGTTGCAAATCAAAATCAGTAGTAGATGCATAAGCATAATCAATAGCATTATTGTTATCATACGTTGCAATATATTGCTTTAGTTTAGTATGATATGGTTTAACTTCTGCAAAGAAATTAGTAACAGTTGATTCTGGTTGTGGCAGATAAACTGGCAACTGGTCAAGACCACGAACACGATGATAGATATCAACAAATGATGTCTTCATCATCCAATCTGTTTGTTGATGTTGTGTTGCGATAGTATCAATCATTAGTTTGATTGCAGCTTTAAAGCTTGAACGATAATCACTTATCAGTAAATCATTTTGAATTACATTAAAGATATAATTAAATTCTAGATTACTGTCAGCATCAAATCCAACATCTTCAAAACTACTAGTTTGGAATCCTTGGTGTGCTGCAGTTAAATTATAAAGATTTTCATTAAATTGAATTGTAGCATTTTGTTGTGCAAGCAATTCTAAATTATTGCTGTTGACTAATACTAGTTTCCAACCGCCGCTTGAACTATTAGTAACATAAACAGTATCATTAACATTAAGTTTTAAATTGGCAATATCATTATCAGTTGCAACAGTATATGTTGGCAACAGATTTGGATTATAATTAGTGCTATACCAATCTACATATGACCAATAGCTGTTTACATTGTATGTTTGAACACGTACAATTTCCCAAGTTCTAGTGTCAGGATAAACCAAATTAAGTTGATATAGGCTCCAACCATTAGTGTAATTGTTGCTGTCATTAACAACAAGCACACGGTCGCCTTGCTTATAAACTTCTTTATACAGATAACCAAGTTCAGTTATGTTAGCAACTTTTGTTTTATATTGTGTTACATCTGGTAGTGGTTCAAAGTGATTTAATGCAATAATTGCCGCTGGTCTTGTTAAAACCATTGGATATGTCAAGCAAACTTGATTTATATTCTCAATGAACAATTGACGACCTGTATATTGTTCTTTAAACAAGCTTTGGCGAGGAACAACACTCATGCCATATTTTTGTCCAATAGGTAATTTTGGATCAGGTATAATTCTGCCGCTTGTGTCCTGTCCAGTTAAACTATCATTTAACTTTACAAGGAATTCACTTGCAACACCTAAATCTGTACCATCATCAAATAGCGTCCACTCGCTATGGATAAGTTGTGGTTTTAATTCACTCTTATATTCAATAGCAAGATTCGTATCAAAGCTTATTAAGTTTGCAGCCCCAAATATAGCGATAGAACTTGGACCGATAACAGCAGCAAATGGTTCACTGCTTGCACGAGGAGAACTTAAATATCCTTGAATTTCAAGAGCACTTGGACGATTGTTATTAGTTAAAGTACTATTTTTAACCCAGAAATAATATTTTGTAACAGCTTGTCCAGTTCCACTATCAATTTCAACTGTACTTGTATAAACATCGTTGATAGTATAAAGTGGTGTATTATTTGCACTTTTTCCAACAAATTGACTTGGAGGCACATTACTTTCTACCCATTCATACACATTGATAACGCTTGCTGGAAACGCTAGACCCCAATAGTTGAATCTATCTAATACGCTGCCTTGAGAATTGTCATAGTACTTGATACTGTTTGTATCCCACCACAACTTACCAACTTTTTCTTTGCCCCATGCATTTTTACGGTCATAGTTAAAGCTGATAGTAACTGGCACTGTATTATATACAGCAGGATCATAATTTATAGTATAATCAATATAGGTTTCGCTTTGGTTTGGCAATAATCCATTTATTAAATCATATACAGGAAGTTCTGCAATTAAAGTTGCAGTTGTACTATTGTAGATATAAACACGATCAATCTTGCGACTATCATAATCAACGCCGCCACTGCGGATTGTTTGCCACACTGGTTCAGCATTTTTATTATAATAAACATACATTGCACCAGTTGGATTATTCAGTATATTAGCGTGAGGCGCACCAACAATAATATAGTTGCTGCTTACATCAACACCACTGCCATAACGATCAAAACTCTTAGCAAACTGGTCATTAAGCAAGGTTGCATAAGCAAAGCTGCCATAGCTTGTGTAGTTTTCATCATGCAATGCTTGATATTCATACACATGAGCAGCACCACTGCGATATACAGTATCAACGAATCTTGAACTATTAGTATCGAATGTAGTTTTTGTCAAGTCAAACGTTGTGGTTATTTTAGTATTGCTTAAAGTACTACCAACTACCAAACTATTACTATCTGGACTTATGCTTAATATTTCACCAAAATTTGCAGTGTCTTGTGCAATCGGATTACTTAAACGTTGAACTGTTTGCCATTGAGCAATACCCATAGTGCTCAATGGATCACCAACTTCATTGCGTAAACGAAGTTTTACGGCACTTGTCATATCACTTGTAGAAATTGAGATTGCATTATTTGCAAGAACAGTTGCAGTAATATATGGAATTTTAGCATTGTTAATATCAGTGACAGTTTGAGCAACCGTTCCGCCAGTAAATTTAACAAGATAATCATTAATACGAATAGCATTATTTGCTGTCATATTAAAGTTTGAAATATTACCAATAGCAGTTCCATACTTTTGTGGAATATCAGCAAGATAAAATACTACACCGTTTTGGCTACTTGTCAAGCCATAACCAGTTGCAGATGAGAAAGCACTGCTACCATCATAAGATATCTTAACGGCTGTTCCATAACTACTGTTAATTTGTCCAATATCAGTTGTAGCAATTTTTGTGTTTATAAACTGATTTGTTTCAACACGAACGATGCTACCGCTTTGTGGTGCACTGTTCAATGTAACTTGATTAGTTGAATAGTTAAATGTTGAAGTAGTAGTAATATCAACTCCATCAACTGTAATAGTTGGATTAGTAATTAAAGTAGGCGTTGTAATAGTTGATGAGCCAACAAAAGCATTGCTTAATTGGAATGTAGATACTGAACCGTTTGCAATAAATTCTTCTGCTGTGCGATCAAATATATAAGTTTTACCAGCGTTACTATAAGTTGTAGTTCCAAACGTTACTGAACTATTTGCAGCACCAATAACAACAACACTGCCATCATAATTTGTGCTGACACTTGTTCCAAATCCACTTGCTTGTGGATCGTCAGTAATAATGCGATTTGTTTCAACATAATGACTTTCATAGCTTATATAAATTGCAGCACCGCTTGCTGGCGCAACATCAAATGTAATAACACTTTGACCAGGTGTTTTAATATAATCTAAGTTTGGTACTTGCAATATGCCATTAACATAAACTTTAATATCTAATGCGCTTGCACTTGAAGGTGTATTAGGCGGATAAGAAAAACTTGTAGTGAAGCCATCACCAATACGATTTGTGCTAAGCGTTGAAATATTTGCATACTTGTAAACATAAACACTGTTAGTTACTGGTTCGCCAACATAAAGCCAATTTCCATCACCGCTTGCACTTACACTATATCCAAAATTGCTTGTTGGTTGAACATTAGGGTAAATTGCAATCTTTTCGCTAGCACTTAAACTTACAGCATTATTTACTGTTATGTAATTATAAGATGGTCCAACAATCAGATTTGAAATAACTGTTCCATTTGCAAGATTTGTGCCAATGATTGGAGAACCATTTGCTGCACCAGCAAGACTTTGCGCACCACTTATAATAAAATAGTTATTTCCTGTCGTGGCAACGCTTGTAATACCGCTTTCAAGTATGCTTGTGTTAGTTTGAACAATTGTTAGCAAGTTTCCACTTGGAACCGTAACATTGCTGCTAAGAGTAAGAACTTTATATCCAGTAATATTACTAATATTTGTGATATAAGTGCCAAGCGGAATACCATTACCCAATACAGGCATGCTATTTGCCAAAATTCCAGTAATAGATTGACCAGTATTACCAATATAAACATTAGCATTGCTGCTTGTTATATTTGCATATAGTGTTGTAAAGATATTAGCATTTGATTGCAATATTGTTGCAGTATCATAGATATTGACACTGTTATAATTATTGACAATGATAGTGTTTGTAAGTGCTTTTGTAGTAAGACCAGTGATTTTTGTTCCACTTGGAATGCCTGCTCCGCCTACACCCATGCCAATAGCAAAATTGCTTAAGCTATAGCTTGTTTGACCAGCAATATTAGCTGTGCTATCAAAATTGTATACAGTTGTTAGTAGTATATTATTATTTGATTGCGTGATGCCAGCACTAATTGCATAAAGATTATCATAGTGCATGACTTGCGTTAAATTAACTTGTTGACTGTTAACATTAGCAGCATATACCACGCCTTTCTGTGCAGAAGGAGCAGTTATAAATGCAATATCTTTTGAATTAATATCAACATTGCTACCAAAACCTCTGATACGACTGTCTGGTGTTAGCACACCAAATTCTTGCCAAGTATTATCTTGTGACTTTCCATAAACAAACGCACTACCAGTGGTATTCTTTTGATTTGCACCAACAATCGCAAACCCTTGTGTATGATTAATTTTTACGCTACTACCAAAATTATCGGTCGGAGAAGTAAAAATAGGACTTTTTGTTTGTGAGTATGCCCAATTATTTGTATTTTGAATTACATTGTAGCCATCAGGACCGTTGTCAATATAAACAATTTCATTAGTTGCCCAACCACGAGCAGGTGTGAAGCTAGAGAAATCATTGCCTGTTGCATAACGAACATTTATTAACTTATACAGTTGACCAGATAAATTTCCATTACCAACGGTAATATTATTATTAATCTTAACATTAAATGTATTATTGCCCACACTTGATACACGATAGAATCCACTCATATCAACAACAGCAGTGTTGCTTGTGGCACTTAAAATTCTACCATTTTTAATCATTACATAATCATATTGTGACAAGTAATGCGGTGCACTAGTAGTAAACTGCAATTCAGTTGGACTAATTTGAGTTACGTTGGTTACACTTAAATTATTAGTTTGACTTAAACGATATACGCCCCATTGGTTGCTGCTATCTGCTGCAATCCAAATTTTGCTGCCTTCGCCAAGTATAGTATTAAGTGAACTAATATTATAAATTTTAGAAATATCAAATACTGTTGCACTAACATCGTTAGTGTTAACTGGACCAGCACTTGAAATAATTGGTGAATGCGGTTCACTTAAGCTGAATATATCTGTTGTATAGTTGCGTGGCTTATAAAGCAAATCACTTGGTCTTACGCTGTTATATGCATCACTGCGAGCATCAGTTTCATTAATCAATTGGAATATATATTGATTATTGATTGACATTGCGTTACCAATGTTAAATTCTAGCTTATCATTCTTGTTTGTTCCGCCGTAACTATCAAGTTTGATTGCCCATTGTTCATTAAGTTTAATGTCACTGTCAATACGTGGTTGATAGTTGCGCAGATACGCATTAATAACAGCTTGCGTTCCTTTCTGTGCAATCATACCGAGATAGAACTTATATTGAGTTGTTGTATCTAAACCAAGGTCAGTAAAATATTGACGAGGGCTAAATCCAGTTTCGCTCTTGCTTAACGCATCTGCTGCACTGTTAAGATCAGTTGCATCTGGGTCATGGAAGTTTATAAATTGCGCAGCACCCGATGCCATATTTGGAATAAGGTCTTTAGATAGCAAGCTACCATTGATTACATACCAATCGCTGCTCTTAAATGACGCTGAACCAGGTATAAAGTTTGAAGCAGCATAATATTGAGTTTTGAATAGAACAATATCACCAGTATAATAATCAGTGTAAGGTGCCCATTCTAGAATGTTACTTACATTAACAAAGAAACCTGGCGCATAAAGTGAACCATTCCAGTCTTGTGTTTTGCTGCCATCAATGCGCAGACGGAACTGACGACTACCAGTTTGCTCATCATAAAGAATATCATTAAACACTGTTGTGTTATCAAATACAAGTGTATGCTCATACTGAACAATAGCAATATCTAATAGATGAATACCTTTTTGTGCATTTTTGAGTGTAATGCTAAAATTATTATCATCACGATATACACGATAATCACGACCAGTTAATGTAACATTGTCGCTATCTATAACTTTAGTATAGTTATTGGTATTTGTAATAGTATCAACCATACCATATGAACTGGTAAAATTAATATTGGTTCCAGTTGGAGTAACACTTATAACTGTATTAGTGCCCCAACTTTGCTGCTCCCAGAATAAAAATTCTTTAGCTGCAAGTGTCCAATCTTGCTTGGTAGTATTATCACTTAAAAATTCTTGGAATGAGAATCCTTGTGATTCAAGATAACGACCATAACTTACAAAGAAGTCAACGACCTGTTGTGTGGTATTAAAAATACTGCCATAAGGATAGCTAACAACGCCTGGCGCTGCATCCATATAAATGATAGCCGAATCGTTACCAACTGTAATGCCATAATTGTTAGCACTTACCATGCTTGGAATAGTTAAGAAATATGGACGTTCTTTATCAAATCCAGTTATTTGGAAACCATCCGTAGTTTTTTGAACTACAACTGCACTGTAAATTGCACGAGCAACAGGTGCGCTTTTTGTCACCTTAACACGATAGTTTTCTTGTGGAATAATAACGCTACTGTTTGTGCTTTGTGGGCTAACTTGGTCAGCAACAACAGTAAGATAACTCTTATCTGTATATGAACCCATCTTATACACAAGATTAAATGTGCTATTGTTAACAACATTAAGCCAATTTTCTGTTACATCAAGGTTATTGCTTACAAGATAATCTTGTAGCCATACGTTATAACCTGGAATATAGTTTGTTGCAGATGTTACACTAAAATCAAATACACGATTATTAGTAGTTGAATTAATATATTGGTCAAGTGAAACATTATAAGCCAAGTCACGAGTATTGTACTTGAGAGCAGCCCACTCTGCTGGTCGAGCAAGGAACCATGCAATCATAACAGCAAAAGGATAATCACTGCTACGACGCCATGCAGTTTCTGCTGGACTTTGGTCACCAACTGCCCAATTTTGTGTTGCAAGATTTGCATCATAACGAGTAATAATACTTAAATTAGGCGCAAGCAAATTGCCATGTTCGTCAACTGGTATAATTTGACTTAAACCAGGACGGCTATAACGAGAGTCAATATAAGATGTATTAGGATTTCCGCCATAGATAAATCCTAATTCTAAATCTCCCCAAAGAACTGTATTTGCGCTTGTATATGGTGCTGGTCCATAACGATTTTCCCACCAAGATGGTTGTTCACTAAAACCAAGCATTTCCCAAGGATTTGTATGTGGGTGGTCAGTATCATAGAAGTAATGATAGATACCACGCCAGTAACCAGGCACACTATTATAAAATAGTTTGTCAACGCCGCTGCTATAATTCCAAGTAAAAGGATCACTAGTTGCAGTGTTATTTGTAAAGATATCAACATTATTAGAATTGGCCCAACGTAGATATGCTGGCGCAATTAGCTGAGTCCATTCACTGATACTGTAATCAGTTACACGAAAAGCACCAGGCACAACACTTGGTAAATCTATATCACTGTTGTTTGCATAAGTTGTGGTGATATTATTATAAACACGCTTTTCAAACTCAAGAAGAATATTGTCGCGATAATCACCCCATGCTTTAGTAAAGCTACCATCATGACCAATGATTCCACTAACAGTATATTGGAAATTTCCTGAATTTTCCGTAGGTACATATGTATCATCACTTACGATTTTTGGTTCAAACTTTGGATAGATGCCAAGTTTAGTTGGAGTAGCAGGAACATTACAACCAAGTGTGCTTGCATATTCGTTAATCTTAATAGTATCACCACGAACAAGCGCAACACTTGATGCAATTGTTATTGTTTTGTTTGTTATAGTATAATCGTGATTGTTAACAAGTAATACGCCATTCCAATAAACCATAACAGAAGCAAAGTTTTTAGTTTTTGCATCATAAGTTTTTGTTAAACCAAAGGTGCGATAATTTGTATTTTGAACAGTGTAGGTGCTATTAATAAAGTTTGTTCCGCTTGGTACCATATCAGTATAGTAAAACGGAGAACTGCTATTGCTCAATGCATAAAACTGTGCAAGAATTAAATCTACGCAAGCACGATAATCAAGCGGATTAGGAAATTGTGTATTATTAATAGAATTTAGTAATTGATTTTTAAAAATATTGTAGCTATCAGCAGCATAACGAATAATTTGAACTGGGTCAACATCACTATTAGCTAACAGAAAAGCTGCTGGACGCAAGCTTGCGCTATGTTGTAGTAGTTTACCACCAACATAATTAAAGTTTAAGTCACGGAAATTATTTGCACCTGCTGGCTGACCAACAAGATTTAATAAATTATCACCAATCTCAATAAGATGATTGCGCAATTGACCAAGCGTAATAGTAGTAAACTCAGTGTTTTCACTGTTGTTTGTTAGATTACGTGGCATTGTATAAGTTCGTTTATACTGTTGTGTTAAACCATAAATTTTAACAAATAAACGATCACCAACATTTAAATCTTGGTTAAACACAATAACGCTAGTAGTTGCGTTTGTTTTTAATGTATATGTTGTATTTGATTGTAGTTGTCCATTTACATAAACAAATATATTATTTTCATAATAACTGTTTTCATAAACAACACCGAGGTCAAAATTGTTTAAGGATATTTCAGTTGCATTGAATACTTGAGCAATATATTGTTTACTCTTGTCACTAACACGATACCAACCATTTGCAAAAGAATAATTATCATATCCATTAATTACTGCAGCATAGCCGATATTAACATTGATGTTTTGATCAACTTGGTTTAAGTTATAATCAAATGTATCAGTTTGGTAATAGTTTTTGAATACAATATCACCAAGATTACCAATGCTCTTATAAACTAGTGGAAAACCTAATTCACTATCACGAGTACCAGTTGTTGGACCAACTGCATAACCAAATAGTTTACTGCCTTTAAAGTTGCTACTTGGATAAGCAGTCAAATCACCTAAACTTAACTCATCAGTATTGATAATATCAAAAAGTGGAAACTGTGGACGGCTATTGCGAACTTGCGCAAGATTCCACTTTCCATCAACATAATAGAACATATTGCCTTGGTTGACATCGCCTTCCATTGCAACAACAGTGTCTCCATTTGCAAACACTTTAATTGGAACAAGATGAATCTGATCATAGCTATTGTCAAAATTTACCGTCGCGCCGCTAGCAATTTCTTGAGTGATAGGATTATTCAAATAAACAATACCATTCACTGAATCTACGCTTACAACTGTTGTATTTGGAGCAATACCTGTTCCGCTTACATGTTGACTTTCAACAATGTTTGTAATGCTATTAATATAAAGTTTAGTGCTGCCAACAGGTGAATAACCATCTGTTAAAATGTTATATGTTGCTGCAGTACGAGTTTTATTATTTTGAACTTGATATAAGGTGGCACGAACAGTTGGGTCTGCGTCATTGATAAACATGACAGTAACGCCATTTAACAGTTGAATACCATCACTATTAAAGACACCATTTGTTTTTACAGCATAACTGTTAAAACCTTCAACTTGAGAAAGTGCATTTGTAGTAATACTATCAATACAAGTCACGCTACCACGATAATTTACACCATAGTTGAATAGTTTTAGGTTAGGCAAGAACTCAACAATAGGTCGCTTGGCCTGCTCTGTATTATCAAAGTTATAATTTATGTTGTTTAAATCTGCAGCATATTGCAATACATCACGATGGAACCAACGATTATTGCGACTCCAGCTATTTCCGTCTACACTTTCACGACTGATTGTAATATAATCTTTTTCTTCTGGACTATTTGATGCGCCATCATAACCAGTGCCATCTGCGTCAAAACCTTGACCATTGCCATATGACACACCAAGATTAGTATTAATAGTTTCTGGCGTAACAAGGTCACTGTATTTGATAAGCTGAATACTTTTTCCAACACCTTCAACAATATATTCATTGTTTTGATATGAAGATGGCACAACTAAACCAACGAACTTAACTTTTAATCCAGTTGTAAATTTTACACCATTAGGACTTGTATAGTTTGTTTTGCCAATGATATCATTAACATTTAATAGGCTATTTGGTTTTGGGTCAACTAGACGAATTGTTCCATAAACAAGTGGATTTTCGCCGTCACAATAATAAAGAACACTTTGTGCAGCACTTAGCGTTGGAAACTTAGTTACTAGGCCAACATTGTTCTTGTAAACAAAAACGTGACCATAAACATCGCCCTGATTAACAAATACTTTGCTTAGATTTGCCCAACCAGTGATATAGGTCAAATTCATATTTCTATAATCTGGATTAATTCCGCCGCCAGGCAGCGTAGCATTATTATCAACATTCAGTTGCCAAATGCCACCATATTGACTTGTTTCAACGCCTGTAAATCCAGTTACACTTGTGAATACAATATATTTGCCATCAAAGCTTTTAACACCATCGAGACCATTTGATTGAACAAAAGTATCATAGTTTTGACCTTGTAATTGGTCATAAGTTACACCATCAATGATAATATCTACTGCTTGAGTAATTGTTGGATAGTTAATCAAATAATCTTGTGCAGTACTCAACGGTACATTAAATGTAATAGTTCCACTTTCGTCACCATTATTAACAACACCCAAAATATCACGAGTTGAGATATTGCTTTGAACTGTGCTGCCACCGCTTGTGCCGATTTCAGTTTGAATCCAGAACTGTGTGCCCTGATTGACATGGAAATTATAACTACCACCTCTAATAAGAGTAAGTGTTGGATTTACGGTATTATTATAACCATCAACGCTATAACCTGTTTCGCCAAGCGCAGCACTTTGCAATTCAGTTTGGTTGTTGGCAATATAACTGTTACGATGAATATAAAAATCTTGTTGTGTAGCAACTGTATTAGCAGTTACGTCAACACTTAGTGGTCCGCCAGGAACCCAATAATACTGACGATAATTTGTTAGTTTATCTAAATCAACAAAGCCATTATAGCTGTAATAACGATTAGTAAACAAACGGTCATGATTATTGTTTAATCCGCCATCAGCACTAATTTGGTTAAGCAAATCAACATAATTATAAACATTATCTATTTTATAGCTATTAGTTCCTAACTGACGCTTATTAATTACAACGCCTGGTTCTAGCTGATAGAACTGACTATAACTGTCGCTTTCATTAATATAGTAATCACTTTTATTAAAAACAGGGCTTTGGTCTTGCTCACCAATATAACCATACATCTTCTTCAAGCTTGGTTCTTGAATCAGCGGGTCCATAGTAGCATTTAAAAATCTCTTATTAGAAAGAGTGTTAAAAACCTGTGGTAAAAAATTTATACTTTTACGCTTTGATGCCATTTATTAATAACCCTGATATAACTGAACGCCAGCGGTATTGATACCACTTAATACGCTTTGTACGATTTGAATATTGTCAACTGTTGCTGCACTTAAGAAAATTTCATTAGGTTCGCAACGAATTTCATAGAGACTACCAAAATAATTATTACTTCCGATTGGAACAAGAACAACACTACTAATATAATTGCTTAATTGTTGATGCAAATATGCTGCCAATTCACTAAAATAGAATGTATCACCAAAATCCCAGTTATCTAAACTAAAGTAATTATTGATGGTATCAACAACACGACTTTTGATTTCAGTATCACTTAGTGTGGTATTTGCATTTTTAACAACTTGAAGATTAGCTTGTAGAGTGATGTCTGCTTTTGCACCAAACAATAACTTATAAACGCCTGGATTTAGAACCATCTCATCACTAATCATCTTATAGTTAAACAGTCCACTATAACTGCTATTAAGCTGAACACTATCTAAGTTGGCAGGTTTTGCAACTGTGCCAGTATTATCATAGACATAGTTACGATAACTTTCATCATATGAGCGAGTCAAAATATAAGTGTCAATCAAATTAGTTGCAGCAGGATCAAGACGACGAGTATTTTCAGCATTATGTTCATATTCAAATACTAAGTCTTGACGACCATCAAATACTAGATATTGTGAATTAACATTTACAATGGTATTGATATTGTTAATACTTTGAATTTGATAGAAAATTTGGTCTACCAATGCATAAAACACTGTGTTTACTGGAAAATTATTACGAACATAGTTAATATCTGCTAGTGTATTGTAGATTGCCACAACTGTGCCAGTTGATAATAATTCATAACGAAGTAAATTATCACTATCAATATATTGTTTATAAAATACTAGTGTATTGCCAGTACGTGTTTCACTAAAAATATTTGGGTCAGTTGGTAATCCGCTAGTTGAACTTATTGGATATGTTACATAAACACGAGTACTATCTGCATAACCATCACTGGTAATATAATTCTTATAAACATTCATATTAACATCGGCACTAATGCCACTGTTAACAGTAGTTAAACGAATATTATCACGCACTAATGTATTTGTAGCGGCGTCATAAACTGCTGCTGGATTAGTGCTGATAAAACTTACTTGATTTTGACTGCCAAAAACATAATCTAATTGGCGATATTCAACAGTATATTGTTGGCTATTTGTAGTAAACAATAAAATCCAACTGCTGTCTTTTGTAGTATATTGACTAGCAAGATTAAATGGGTCTGTAACATCAACACTGCTAAATGGAATAATAGTCCAAGGGTCATTTACGCCAGCAGTTTTATTATAATCATAAATCATGCCAAATTCAGTCTTATTCAATATATAACTTACCATAGTGTTAATGGTTGAATATTGAAATGTTGTTGCAAATGGCACATAAACTTCGCTTATGATAGCGCCACTTGGAATAGATTCGCTTAATGTAACACCACCAATTTGACGACCAGCAACTAACACAGTAGATGCACCAGTTCCCGTAATGCCTTGAATACTTGCCCAAATATAAGTTCTATCTGTTGATAAAGTTGGTGTACCTGTGATTAATGTATTAGTTGCATTAAAATATTGACCAGTTGGTGCAGTAAATTTAATCAAACTATTAACTTGCAAGAACTTGCGATAGCTTGTGGTAGAAGTTCCAATCTGTTGCGGACCATTAGCCGTATTATTTTCATCTAGAAAGTAACCAGTTGATGTTGTTGTATCATTGGTAACCTGTGACCAAATTGTAGGCTGTAAAACTGTAAAATCTAACGGTGTGTAATTTTCATAGTAAAAATGACTTACTGGATAATCTTGAATAATTGGCAATACTCTTGTATTGATAACATCAATAACATCATTGCGACTATTATACGTAAAATTAAAAGATTGATTATATGAATGTTTATAAAGTGCACCATCACGAGCATACAAATCAGTTGAAGTATATTTGCCAGTTGGGTCAGTAATATCAAGACCACGACTTACACCGCTTGCATAACGGTTAACGCTTTTTACTTTAACAATATCACTATAGCTTGTATATGGGAATACGTTATAGTCTTCACCATTAACCATGCGATTTTGTGTATAATAAGCTTGTGGTGCTTTTTGTTTAATTTCTGTAGTTAAATCACGACGAGAAGAATTGCTTACAGTATATTGTAGGCTTGCACTTAATGTAAGCGTCTGTGGCTTACCTGTCACATCAATATATGGAATAGCAACACTTATATTAGCCATATCACTTGGAGTAATACGATAAGTTAGACCATTGCTTACACGATAATAAGAACGATATGTTCCAAGTGGTATATTGCTAAAAGTATCATCACCAAATATTAAATCAATCTGGTCATTAATACGAGTATCTACGCTGTATAGTGTGCGAATACCACGGGCGATACTGTTATAAATTGCACTTGTTCCGCTTGTTGCTGGCACTTTTGTCCATTGTGTTCCGATGTTTCCGTTTGTAATTTCATACATCCAAATATCGCTGTTATTAATATTTGCTGTATTAATAGGAAATACACGGTTAGCAACTTTTTCTGTAATAATAAAATCAGTAGAATTGAGTGTGCCTTGTTTAAAAAACAAAAAGAATCCAGTATTTGGGCTAGCATTACCACGACTGTCATTTTGATAAACCATACCAAATTGACCACGGGTGCCTGGATCATATTCGCTGATAGTATCAGTATTAGTAATATTGGCACTTACAATTTCAAAATCTGTATTAATGTCATTAATGGTGCTATTAAAAGCAAAAATAGGTAGAATAGTATTTGGAATAGCAACATTATACTGTTCTGTTTGTATACCGTTAATCTTCTTGCTTGCAAATGGTTTGCCAATCTTTGTGCTGCTGCTGATAGCTGCATTAAGAATCTGTGTGAATTGGCTAACCCAACTTGGGTTATTAGCATCGTTCCAATTTACAGTGACACGACTTAAATTTGTTCCGTTAATATCAAAGATATTTTCTGTTGTGCTTATGTTAACCACTTTAAGCAAGCCACTTGCAGCAACGTTGCGGTTAGGAACATAGTTAAGTTGTTTTACTAGTTTCAGGACGCTATCACGGCGTTCTGCTGTGTCAAGAAAGTTCTCACGAGCATTAAGGTCTGTGCGGAATGCCACACTTTGACCCATAAATGCAATAAGGTCTAATAGCGCAACATATTCACTGCTTTCAATAAAGTCATTAAAATCTTCTGCATAATATGTTTTAACATAGTCAACCATGACTTTGCGAAGAGTTTCAAAATCATAAGATTGGAAGTCAGCATTAGAAAAGGTTGTATAAACCTTTTTCCAATCTTCAGCAGCGAATATATTTGTTTGACGAGAATTAGTAGCCATTATAAACCTCAAAGTATTTATTTTATCTATAATATGCGACTATTATTATAGAACGTAAAGTTGATTGCTAGATTTATCAAATAATACTTGAAGGTCAGCTATCTTGTTATCAGTTGCAAAACTTAGACTAAAATTTAATATTAAACCACGACCATCAGGCGATTCTTGCACAACAGTTTGCGATACAATATTAAATCGTGGATCATATTTTATAATAGCATCAATATCGTTTTTTATTTCTAATTGAAGTGCTGGTGTAAGCGGATCAAACAATCTGTTCCATATAATAGTTCCAAAGGAAGGATTGTGAAGTTTCTCGCCTTTACGAATACTTAAATGATTTAATAGGTCTTGAACTATCAGATCATTATCACTGATATTAAAAGGACCAAAATCACGATTTACACTACTGTAACCTTTATATAGAGCCATGATGTATTTAACAACTCTTTCCAGCACCACCAGTATCTGCGCTACCGCCAGGTGCAGTTTGTGCGCCGGTTTGACCGCCTGTGCCTGTGGAAGGTGGGCTTCCAGTAATCGCTGGATTATTGCCTTGTGCAGCATTTATTGTTTCATTATTTGCTTGATTAGTGTTTACTACTGAATCACTTGGTGTTTGT